TCACCAAGGATCGCATAGTTTTCAACTAATGTTTTCGATGATGACTGAACAATCATGTGGTGAGTTAGCGCGAGCATTGCTCATGATGAGTATGCCCCCATAGGTTGACCGACAGCGTATTTTACTACGTCGTCGTGAAACTTAAAGGGCATATCCACCAATGAGCACCATAAGTCTGCAAGTCGAGGAGTTATATACTGACACAGTACATCTCTCTGAATTAGACGCGGTATACGATCTGTAGCCGCGGATAAGTCATAAGAGTAGTACTTAGAACCATCAGCCCGCAAGGCCCAAACAGGGCCAAGTTGGTTGTACGTTCCGTCGGTAGGTAACTTCCCTAAAAATTTAAAGATTTCCTTATGTAAAGGATATAGTGCCACTTGAACCCAGTAATTGGTTATTCCAATCACTCTCGCTTTTCCAGCAGTTTTATAAACTACTGAAAGACGAGAAAGGTTGAAGTGCGTTAAGCTAAGCAACTCTTTACCTGGTATTCACATCTCTCTTGGCAAGGTTAATTTCAAAAGAAATATAACCACTGTCAATAAAGATGTGTCATGGAAGTCATAGAAAATTCACTTTGGAAAAGGTGAATGCTCTAAATTCTTACGTAGTAAGAACGACCTTCATGAAACTAAACCAGAGTAAAGTGGTGAAGCCACTCATCATCAAAGCCTACGAAAGGCTATGAAGACAATGGCAAGGCAAGCGCCCATCGTCACAACTATAAAAGAAGTGATAATGAACCAACTGCGAGTAAAGTAAAACCACTGTAATAGTGCGATTCAGTATGATGGATATCGTAAGATACCTATCATATCCTGAACCACAAACATTCAGGCTACCGAACCGTTAGGTCCGGCAGATTGAATGAACAGAGGTTGCGCCTTTAAATTTCTAAAACTTAAAGACTTAACTCCTGCTAGCCGGAGCAATTTACTCTTGGCCTTTTTAAGGCCTTGAATAGTTTGCCTCGTCCCGTTGAAGGGATCCGTCACAGTTTTAAGGTCTACATCGGGTCACCACGGAATAATTCTGTGGATACCCAACATAGTCAAAACAGCAATATAAAGTCGTCTGTCAGAAAGAAGCCTATTACGGATTCTTCCTGGTATCAGTAACGGGAAACCTGTTACTTTTCCAACTCTTACACCTACTTTAGGTGTATAAGTGGATGATACTCTTACAGCGACGGTAATTGTATATGCCTCCTTCAAGTAAGAATAAACGAAACGCAAGTTTCGCCTCTTACCTTGGGTGACATACATACCTCGTATTCTTTTGTGAAGAATACGAAGTAAACTAACGTCCTCTTGCGCCAGACCAACAGCCCACGTGAGTATTCTGAATCAAGGACCAAAATCATGGTCTTTGACTCAGGAGTCACGTCTTAGGACTTTCGGTACATTAAGCAAGTAAATGTGATTTCTAAATTTAGATTTCATATTGAACGTTTAATAAAAGTGTACTTAGTACCCTGTGAGGGGTACCTTCCACAGAACGTGGGAGTGCATGCTCATCGCATGGTTCCACCGATCAATCGATCGTGACCTTTCTTAAGGGTCCGTTCGAG